GGCGTTGAAAAATTTCTTCTTTTCATCATCGCCCATTGAGTTGATATCCTTACCAGTCTTATCTAACATATGTTTAAATAATTGTTGGTAATCATTTTCTTCCTTTACTACTTGTCTAACAAGCTCTTTTAATTGAGATATTTTCATTATTCTGAAATTTGTCTTATTTTTTGGTCTAATTTTAGTAATCGTTCCTTTATACTATAAATATGACTATTTGTTCTTTTCCAATAACTTTTATTATCTACCCCACTTTCGTTCTTAATTTTACCATACCAATTAAGAAATCTTTCCATTTCTGCTAATTGTTTATTGATGTTAGATATGCCTCTACCAATCTTAGATTGTGCAGTAGATTCATCTCTTTTTAATTCTAACCAACGATTTTCGTTTATTGGATTCATTTTTTCATCTGATACCCAATATGCCGTTCCACCACCTATCGAATGGCGAAACATTTTTTCCATATCTTCGGCGTGTTTCTTTGCATCCTTAAATGAATTGAATACTTTTGGCTTATTGGTTGAACTAAATGTTTTTTTATCAAATTCTTTTTCCAACCCCTTACCCTGTCCTCTACCTTTGTTATAGGTTACATAGTATTTACCTTCTTTAACTACACTATATCCTGTTAAATCAGCTTGTCTTTTACCTTTAGTTTTTTCATCCTCACCTTTACCAAATGCATGTGGTGTACCATATCCTTGTACATTGCCAGTAACATTCATTTCATCCACTTTCAATTCGGCATCTTTATACATATCACCAACTTTAGCATCCAATTCTGCAGAAAGTTTTTTCTTTTGTGCAGTTAGTGCTTTAAGTTTTTGTACATATTGATTTTCGTTTGGAGTTCCTTTAGATTTTTTATATCCTTCTAAGTTTTGCTGAATAGCATCTAACGTTTTAGCGTAATCCGTTTGAATGGCTCTTACTGAACGTAATTCAGCCAATACCATTTCTTTTATTTTATCAGGCAACCCTTTATGAGATGTTGATGCAAAATCTTTAGCATCTTTATCACTCATTGAGTCTGCTGCTTTACTAACTTCTGGAGATGGAGATTTCATATCACCCTTTTGAGTAGCATGAACCATTCCCATAAATTTTTGTTGTGCTTTGGATTGTGCTGGCATTTTTTTCTTTATTATGCTAATAAATATGCATTACCAGATGTTACTGTAATACTTCTAACATAACAAGGAACTGGCTCTCCTACTGCTAAGTGTTCTAATTTTAAAGTAGTATGGTTATTTGTTTGTGCGATTGTACCACTTAGGTTATTATCAACAACACCTTCCAATGTTATTGAACCTGAACAAATTGCTGAACCTCTCATTACTCCCCATACTCTTTCTAATGAACCAGATTGTCCTGCTGTATATTCTTTTGCGTTAAAAATTCTATAATTTGTCATTTTTATTTATTTAAACTTTCTTTTAATTCTTTTAATAATTCGTAACTCATCATTAATGCAGACAAATGAGATTCTCTTAATTTCTTAACTGATTTAATTTTTCTAATATTAGAAATAGTTTCAGCTAATTTAATTTTTGTAACTTTATCAGAAATTTTAGAACCAACTTCTTTTAATCCTTCAGATAAAGTATTAACCTCTTCATTAACATATTCTTTTAATTTACCTGTATTATTAATATTATTAATATACTCTTTAAGTAAATTCTTTTGTCCAGCTGATAAGTTATTATATTTTTTATTAAAATTTTCTACTAACATTTTGTATGATAGCATTCTAACTTCTTCATCTTGCTTTTTGTATTCTTCAAAAACTCTATCATTTAATTTTTTATCTTTATTTTCAATTGAAGAGTTAATCATATTTTCAACAACAGTAAATTTAGAATTAACGATATCTTTTGGTTCAAATGATTCTTTTGTAACAGTTGCTTCAAATATTTTATAAATAGAAGCCAAATTTTTATAATTTGAAATTGAAGATTTAGTAAACTCATCTATATCATAAGCTTCTTTTATCTCTTTTATTAAATTATATTTTTCCTTCATAAGCTTTTGCTCATCTAATCTTTTACGGGCTTCACATACGGTTTCAACGAATTTTTCAGCTTTGTTTTCTGAATTATATTTTTCATTAATCAAATACTGATATAATTTCAATTCCTTTGAAAGCTCTTTTTTACCTGAAAAATATTCTTTTAATATCTTTTCAGCTTTTGAATTTTCTTTGCCAGACATGATTTCCGATGTAATCTGCCTAACTAGCAATTCAAAAATGAATCCTGTGTTTTTAAATTTAGAGTGCTTAATATTTTTCATTAATTGTATAATTTCTCTGATATAAATATATGTTTATTGTGGATTATTACTTTTTATGTAAATCTTCCATCAAAATAGTCTTTTTATTACCTAACATATCTTTAAATATTTCTTTAGATTCTCTTTGAGCTTTTTGCTTTAAAGTTTTAATTCCTAATGGGTCTCTTCCTAAATGATGGTCATCCTTGCCATATCTAACCGGGTCTTTTGGTCTACCAACTTTTCCATCTTCCTCTAATTCTTCTTTTATTTTTTGAATTTCTTCTTCCACATTGGTTGGTTCTTCCGTTCCAGTTTCTTTTGCCGGGTCAACACCTTGAGTTTCAATTGATGTTAAACGGAATGTTTGTTTAGTATCTTCAATAACATCCACTGTTAATTCATCTTGCTCTTCAGGAGTCATATCCATAATAGCATCATACATCCACTTTTTAGAAAACATCTTAGTTTGTTGCATTTGTGTAATTAATGCTATCTTAGATGTATATAATTCAACTTTTTCTTGCTCATAAATTTTAGATGGTATTGTTAATTCCAATTGGAAATCCAATTCATCCTCACTATCTAATCCCTGTGCATATAAGTGAACGATTGCTATCTTAGTTAATTCTGATACTAATACTTTCTGAATTCTTTCTATTGTTTTTGCAAAACGAATATCTTGTGCCGCCAATGTAGCCTTACCACTAATATCTTCTTCATATCCTAAAAATGCTTTTGGTATTTTTAATGCTGCCATCATCTTACCTTTTAAGTAATTGATATCATCAATCATATTATATTCCAAACCTTTTAAGGTATCAATTGAAGTTCCATTATCACTACCACGAACTGGCATATAATAATCTTCAATTAAGTTTTGAATGTTATATTTTAAGTTATATTCACCCGTAGCTTGGTCTAAGAAAGGAACTTTTTTAGAACCATTGATAATTTTTTGCATGTAGTTATCAACCTCTGCCGGTGGTATATTACCAACATCTACTTTAAATATTCTCTTTTCAGGAGCTCTCATAATACGATGGATTAACATCGCATCTTCCATTAATGTTAATTGTTTCCAAACTCGTCTACCACCTTCAAGCATTGATTTACCATATGGTAAGAAGTTTGAATCTGAATATAAACGGAAGTGAGCTATTTCATAGTTTTCAAATTCTCTTTTAGAAGTAGCGGTTACTACTGCACTATTTGGATTCTGATATGGTGCATATACAAATTTAACTCGTTGTGGATTTTGTTGGTCAAATCCTTCAACTCTTGAGGTTTCGTATGTTGATAAAGGTTGTACACCTACAATACCCAATTCTTCAGCTATTTCTAAATGTAAAAAGAAATCACCATATTTTACTAAGTTTCTGGACCAAGGCCATAAATTAAATTCAATATTTAAAATATCATAAAAAAGATTTCTAAGAATTTCTTTTGTATTTTCGTTTGCACAATTTATTTTAAGTACATCTCCCATTTCATTCTTTACAGTCGATTCATCTGCGTAAATGTCTAATGCTGATGATAAAATTGGGTCATTATCCATTCCATCATAATCTCTAAACAAGTCAATTCTAACTTGCTGATAAGCCATTGCGGATTCTATTAAACCACCACTATATTGTGGAGTTTTCATACGAGTGTACCTATCTATTAGATTTGTTGTTAATCCTTGATATTCATCGGTATCTATTACTTTGATACCTTGTTTTGTTTTACGGACTATTGTATTGGTTGAGAATAGTTTTTGTAACCTACCGAAAAATGATTTATCTGCTGCCATTTATATTTTATATTTTAATTCAAAGATATGGAATTTATTTGATATTAACAAATTAATTACCATTTTCTACAAGACCAGTAATTTGCTTTATGTCTTGGTCCTGGGTTATCACAATTCATTCTTGCTCTAAATGATTTTCTAGCAGCTGGGTTTGATTTTCTAATTTTCATTCCTTTTTGTCCAAAATTTACCTTAACAATATTTCCGGCAGGATTCTTTACATATACTTTGAATTTCTTAACATCACCTTGCATTGGTTTACCCAACTGAACATTTCTACCCTGATATTCTGCTTCATAAACACAATTACAATTTGCTTCAGCTAAAGTATTCTTATATGCTTTTAAAAATTCAATGAAATCTTCAATTTCTTCCGGCTCTACATCCAATTCATCGTAATCGGTATCAACCTCTTCACTTATTGGAACACAATTTGGCACCATCTTACCATTTTTCATCTTACCACCAACTTGCTTATATCCATCCCAGCAATCTTCACACAATGCATTAGCTTCTCCCTCATTGCAAGTTTTCCAACCACCACCTTTGCCTTTATAGTTTTTTGCAGCCCATCCGTTTGCGTATGCTGATGGATAAACATCAAATTTAGATTTTGCTGCTGCTTTAGATGCTGCCCATTTACCTGCATCGGTTGGGCAATTTTTTTCTAAAAATAAATTTAGTCTTTCTTCTATATTCATAGTTTCATTTTTTGGTTTAGTTGAAACGTATATTGGTTTCTTACCTTGTCCATCACTATCTTTACCGCCTCTTCCTGCATCATTTTGTGCAGCTCTTTTTCTTTGAGTTGCACTTTCTTTTTCTTTTTTACTCATTCCGGCTGCTTTTGCCGCAGGAACACATTTTGCATAACCTTTCTTTTCTCCCGAAGTTCCACATGGTGGGTGTTTACCATCGACCTTTTTTCCGATGTTTACCCATTTTTCTTTAAACCATTTATTTAAATCTTCGTTCATTTAGAATAGTTTCAACATATAAATATAAAAAAATTACTTTAGCAACCAAGTTAAGTTTTCAACTTCACCTTTTCCTATCTGCATTTCATATGGATTACGTTGATTTTGCCAATTTGCAGCATAAACGCCTGTATCATTTTGTATAGTAGTTGAGTTCAACATACTTTTAGTCAAATCAATACCTTCTTGTCTTAATCTTAATGCCGTATTACGAACCCATAATCCAATACCTAATGCCATTGTTAAGTCATCATTGTATCCCTTCATTGCTTCAGCTTTACCGCCATTCCATATAAAGGTAAATAACTCATCTATTAATCTACTAGAGCGAATTAAAATATCTTTATCCTTCATATATGTATCTAATGCTGATATGATAAGAGGACGAGTTTTAGATGTTGTAGAAAATCCTGCAACCATTTGCTTTTCATCTCTATAAAATTTATTACTCATCTGCCTTTCGGTATCAATATATTTTAAATCATTACTCATATAGAATAGATTTGGGTATCCTCTATTGATAATTTGTTGAATAGTTGCCCAACCCACATTTGAGTTTTCTACTACTAATAATGCATTATTATATTCAGTTGCTAAACTTACTAAGAAGTTTCCAAAATCTTTTGTATCAACTTTACCTTTATATTCAGCTACTTGTGAACTATCTTCAATATCAATTACTTGTACCGTTGAAAAATCGGCTCCATCTCCACGTGCAACGTCAGCGGATACCATATATTGTCTGTTATAATTGGGATGTTCCCATACCCATAAATTTCCATCAAAACCTCGTTTTTCAACAGGCTCCATTACATATGTTTCTTTGTACCAAGTTAATAATGCTGGGTCGATTACAGTATCACCCGAACCAATAAAGTCACAATCACACTCTTGCGATGCTCCCTTTACTCCCAAAATACGAGTTTGTCCATCTCTCCATTCCTGATTTCTTTCAGGATGTACAGTCCAATGTAAATTTATATTATTAAATCCATTTGCACCACTCTCACCTTCTACCCACATTTTATGAAACCAATTACCCACACCATTTGGAGTAGATAATACGATTGCAGAACCACCTGTTGATAATGTAGATTGTGCCGATAACCAAATATCATCAATATCTCTAATGAATGCGGCTTCATCCACAACTAATAAGGATAGGGCTTCCGAACGTCCTGCATCTGGAGAACTTGCGATTGCTTTTACTTGCGAACCATTTTTTAATTTAAGAGAAAGTTTATTATCTTCTACTGAACTATTACTACCATCTCTTAACCAAATAGGAAGTAAGTCGTGCATAACTCTTACCTTTTCTACAAGGTTTTTAGCTACCGTTACTTTAGTTGCGATAACCAATGCATTGTAGTCTTGATTAAATACCATCTTCCACAAAATAAATCCTGCAGATAAGGTCGATAGACCTAACTGACGAGATTTAAGAATAATATTAAAACGATTATCTTTGAAGTCTGTTAAACAATTTTCCTGGAACTGATAAAGGTGAAACGGAATCTTTCCACGAGTAGGGTGTTGGATGATACAATACTTTTTCATAAAGTATATTGGGTCTAACGCACACTTCTTATACTCATCGGAGATGATTTCTTTTAGTGTCTTTTTAGGTTGCCCCTGTACACTCATTATTTTTTAAATTTAATCTTCCAAAACACTCCACCGCCGATAAATGGAGATAATACTCCATTAGTTCCATCAGTTCCAACTTTGTTAGCAACTCCTATACCTAATTGATATATTTTATCACCTTTGGTTTTAATCAATACACCAGCTCCTAAATTTGAAACTACATCTACTTTATTAAATCCACCTGTAATTCCATAATATACTTGGGTTTTTGGTAATTCTTTTACAATTGTAGTTTCTTTGATAATTCTTTGTTTAATATTTGCATTAAAAGTTCTACCAAATATTTTATTTTGAGATATTGTATCTGTTACATCTACAGTTCCTAATGAATCAGGTAATACCAATGTATCTTTATATAATACTTTTGAATAGTAATCTTTTAATAATGCTAAAGTATCAATGATTGCTGGGATGATTACTTCTTTCTCAACAATTGTTTCGTGATAAATATCATCACCTTTTTTAGTTACTACTTTAGTTTTAACTACTTCAACTGTATCAATTGCATATTTAAGAAGTTCATACTTTTTACCATCCACTTTTACAATTTCGGCATTTCTTTTATAGTTTCCGCCACATTGTTGAAAAACTACTACTGCAATCAAAACTGCAATTGCTATGTTTTTTAAATTTAATAATTGTTTCATAATTTTTAATTTTTTATAAGCTCTAAATGATTAAGCTCTTGTAACTTATCTTCCAATGCCGCTTTCCTTTCCAACAGAGCTTCAATTGCTTCGGTAGCGCCATTAATATCATTTTGTAAATCTTCTTTTACTTTATCAATATCAATATCATAATGCCATTTTTGAATAGTACCATCTTCATTTATAAATTCCATTGTTTGTGATATTCCTCTCAATCCTTCTTCAAATTGAGCTTTCAAATCAGTAACATATGATAATTGATTATTAGTTATTTTATAATCTTCATAAAATGGGTATGTTCCATCATCTTTTAATCTTTGTTCAAAATTTCTTAAACAAGTTACACACATTCCTGTTTTACGAATTACTTTCTTATCTGCATTACTATATTTTATAGTATCACATTCTTCAGATTGACAATTATTTAATTTATCTAAATATTGTCTAACCTCATCCATTTGGGAAACTGTTATTTTATAACCTTCCTTTTGTTCCCATTCTTTGCCATCGGTATCTACCCACGTTTCTCCAACTTCTCTAGTTTGCTCTCCTTCTTTTTCGTAACCAAAAGTCGTTTGATTATCATCAGTTCTACCAAATACTGTATCTATAATTAGTTTACGAGTTGGGTGAATATGATTATTTTTTTCTTCAAAGCTTTTTCTCTTTGCCATAATTTATTTTATTTATAACCTTTTATATATACATATATATATAATTTATCTCCCAAACTTAAAAATTCCTAAAATTTGATTTAAGGGAGCAAATGTTCCTGTTAATTTATATGTGTTACCTTTATAGAAAAATACTAATCCTTCATTCGGAACTAATTTTTCAAATCCACCAATAGCATTTAATCTTTGTAATTCTTTTTCTAATCTTTTTATTTGAGCTTCACTACCACCATTTCGAATATCTGATATAGATGATTCTAATGATGCTTTAATTGATTGTAATGCTTTATCAGGTTGAGCAGTTAATACTGAACTCATAAATGATAATACTTCAGCTCCAACGCCTAAAAAGATATCTTCGAATTTACGAATATTACCTTTCATTATTTTATCCTTAGCATCTTTATCTACTCCATCTGCCCATTTTTTAGCATCTTCATCGGTGATTGATTTAATACCAAATGCTTTATCATCAAATGCCCATCTTCTTGCTAACCCTTCTTTTTCTAATTTTGTTAAATTCTTTTTAGAATTATTAATTAATTTCATCCACCAAGAATAGTGATATTCAGCTATACCAGCCGTATCTGATAAATTAAATTCAGATTGTAATTTGGATAACATTCCGTTGAATTTACCTTTTTGAGAACTTAACTTCTCATCGGTTGGAAGTTTTGTAATTGGAGGGCCTTGTAATGTATATTGAGATTGTACGTGTGCATTAGTTTGTTTAATCATAGATGCTAATTTACTTTCTGCACCCTTTACACTACCAACTGCATTTCCCTTTTCATCAAATTCAACTACATTATGAAATACTAATAAAGATTGTCCATAAGGAATTACATTTGCATTTTGTGGATAGATTACTTCTAAGTTACAAAATGCTGAACCATCTTTGAATATACTCTGTCTTTCTTTTTCCCCTAATCCACTAATTGCTGCTGATAAATCTCTCATTGCAAAATTGTATGCATCACTCAATGCGCCTCTTCCTCCAAATTTAGATGCTAACGCACTCATATCTAAAGCGTTTGCTCCACCATTTGCTAAATGTGATTTGTTACGAGCTGCAATTAATCTACCATTCTTCCAACTGATTGCTAATGCCTGTCCATCGGTTTTTTCTCTAACCACTCCCAACTTACCATCTAATGCATTATTAATAATTTTTTTTAAATCACCAAATGTAAGATTCATTGAAATATCAAACGGATGATTCATATGTCCATATGCACCACCTTCGGTTAAAAGAGATTCGTAAATATTTCCGTTAAGTTTACCAAAATCTCTTAAAAGAATTCCGGCAGCTGCATTTGCTTCGTTTTCAATATCAGAGCCGGTTGCTCCATCTTCAGGTCCACCAATATATCCATCTTGTCTTTGTTTAAGATGAACTAATTCATGTGCTAATGTTCTTAGAATATCAGGGGTACTTCTATTAGTAACATATATAAATATATCGTTATTAACCGGGTCAAACCCACCAAATGATTTAAATGTTGTAGCAAATTCACCATCTTTTACCAATTTAATATTAAATGGTATGCTGATTAATCGTAATCTATCTTTTGCAAATTTTATAAATTCGCCTATAATTCTTCCTTTACTTTTTTTTTGCTCTGGAGCTGGAACTTCTTCTTTTAGTAATCCCAATTGAACAGAAGCATCAGTTATATCTCTATATCCAAAATTTCGTAATTCTCTTTCTACTTCTCTCTTATTAGCATTTGGATTTGCACAAACTGCTGCTCCAATTTTCTTTCTACCATATGAACTGGCTTTATCCCACATTAGCATAATTGCTTTATAATGCCAATCACCAACTCCAACTTCATCTACTTCTTTATCTTGTTTGAAAACATTTTGACCTTTATCTCCCAATCTAAATGTTGTTGCCTTTTTACCATTTATTGTTGGCATTCCGTGGTCATCTTTTCCGAAATCTTTAACAACAACTTTTTTGTTCTTAAATTTTCCCATTAAGACGGTATCACCCTTATCAACATCTATATTAATATCTTCCTTAACTAAATCTCCAAAGTTTTTACCTTGCTTATATGATTTAACGGATTCTAATAATTGTTTATCATTCATTTCGAAAGTTTCCATCTTCTCCGCCATTTTACTAACAAAGTTTTGCATAAATCTTTCGTTATTCATTTCTTCTTCAGTAATTAGGGAACGAATTTCTAATAATCCCATAGTTACTCCGGCTAATCCTGCTCCACCAATTGCGGCTTGTGTACCACCTAATCCTAATGATTCTAATGCAACGTGTTTAATAGCATCTTTACCTAAGTGTGCGGCAAAACCACCTGCTCCGTGAGTAAATGCACCTACTGCACCCTTTCCAACGGCGGCGGCTGCACCACCTAAACTAGCGCCTCCTGCTAATGCTTGTGCACCATATGCTAATCCGCCGCCCAATGCAACACTACCAACTAAAAGAGCCACATCTTTAGCAAAAGACTTCATATGATGTATTTGCTTTTTACGTGTTTCATCGGAGTATTCCCATTTGCCAGTTTCTTTATTCTTAGTTGAACCAACCTTCTCTCCACTTGCTAATGCTTTAACACCATCGTATGTACCACTAATCATTTCTGCTTTGTGTTTCAACACATGCCCAATGGCTTTAACAACTTTAGTATCTGCAACTTTCTTTATACCTTCTTTTAAAGAATTCATAAACTTTGAACCTTGCTTATGTTCTCCGTTTTTAATGAACTCTTGCTCATTTTTATTTAAACTCTTAACTTCATTATCTAATGCAGTTTTTAATTCTTCAGCATTTCTTTCTTTCGAAACTCTATCTTCTGCTGATGATTTTAATTCTGCTCCTTTTAATTTTTGAGGATTTGGTGCTTCTGGTGATTCTGCATCTCCACCCTTTACTTTATCAGCTTTACCTTGTGCCGTTTGGTCTTTCTTAACAGGCTGACCAGGTTCAGCAGGTTTTGCTGCTTGAGTTGCTGCTTTACCTTTTGGTTCATTCGCAGGTGCATCATCTGGCCCAACTAATTTATTTGCTTGAATATGTGCTTCGTGGTCTTTTGGTAATCGTAATGCTCCCCTAACAGTAATCTTTTTCTTTTTACCATCAGCTGCCGTATAATCGATTTCCTTATCCATAATAGGATTTGGCTCTTCTTCTAAGAAGTAATCATCTATAAAACTATCAGCTTCAAATACTAATTTTGCAATTTGTTCAGCTATTGGGTCATATACATAAGAATCATCGGTAGTTGCTACTGAACGAATATCATCGTTTTTCTTTTGTATTTTCTTAACATCTTCTTTAGATGGATATCCTTTTGCAAGTTCCTCTTTAATCAGTTTGTTAGTTATCATTTTAAAAATTTCTTTATCGAATTTTGGATATGCTTTTAAGAATAATTTTTCAGCATCATCCGAACTTAACCACTTTCTTACATCAGTTCCACTAATTGGATTTGATTCAGATGGTATAATATAAGTATAACCAATCTCTTCATAACCATATCCAGTCTTACCTTTATATGGTTTAAAGTATTTTCCTGCTAATCTACTAGCATCTTTATCACCAACAGCTGCAATATATGCTGTTGTTTTACCATCGAATTTTGAAAGTATTTCTTTTGGTGCATATGGGTTTGATACTTGTACTATTTTGCTTGGAGCGATTCCAAACATTTTACCCATTATTACAACCTTTTCTTTAAAGTTAAATGGAGATTTACCGCCATCACTTTTATCCGATGTACCAATATAAACATTACTGGCGCCAAACTTTGACACCAATTTTTCATATGCAGCGTAATGTCCTTTGTGAAAAGGTTGAAAACGGCCTGAATATATTACTATCGTCTTTTTAATTATTGGTTTATCCACTATCCTATTTTTGTATATAAATATCTTTTTTGAAAAGATTAGAAATGTTTATAAACAAATGGGTCTCTTTTTTTAAGCTCTTCTAATTTCTTTTTAAATCGCTTCTTTCTTTCACGCTCTTCCCATAGTTTTACAAAGAAAGAAATAATTGGCCAATTTTTTATCATATTCGTGTATTTTATAGTTTATATTTTGTGTGGTATTATATATATAAGTATATAAACATTAACAATATGGTTACTTTCGAAAAAGTATTAATTACGGGTGGTGCAGGCTATTTGGGGTCTGTAATTGTGGATAAACTACTCAAAGCTGGATATGGAGTTATTGTATTGGATAAATTATTATTCAATCAAACATCTTTACTCCAATACACTTCCAATCCAAATTTCAAATTTATTTACGGAGATGTTCGTAATGAGGAATTATTAGAAAAACTTTGTAAAGAGGCTGATATAATTATTCCATTGGCAGCAATCGTAGGATTTCCAGCTTGCGCAGCAGACCCTCAACTGGCAAAAGAAATCAACTTTAATCAAATTTTTAATATTGTAAAATTTGCTAAAGATAAAAAAATATTATATCCAAATACAAATAGTGGATATGGTATTGGGGTTGGTCAGACTGAATGTACTGAAGAATCTCCATTAAATCCAATATCGGTTTATGGTTCAACTAAATGTGAAGCTGAAAACTTTCTTAGAGCAAATACATCAGCAATTACTTTTAGATTGGCAACCGTGTTTGGAGTATCACCTCGTATGAGAACAGATTTATTGGTAAATGATTTTACTTATAAAGCAATTACGGATAAATACATAGTAATATTTGAAAAGAATTTTAAAAGAAATTTTATTCACGTTGAAGATGTTGCATCAGCATTTCTTTTTATGTTAGAAAATTATGAAACATATAAAGGTGAAATTTTCAATGTAGGATTAAGTTCTGCAAATCTTTCAAAGCAAGAATTGTTAGAAAAGATACAATCTCATGTAAAGGATTTTGCGGTATCATACAACGACTTTTATGAGGATCCTGATAAAAGAGATTACATCGTATCAAACACTAAAATAGAAGCAACGGGTTGGAAACCAGAGTGGGACTTGGATATGGGTATTAAACAATTAATTATGGCATATCAGATGATAGTTCCAAAAATGGGAGCAGAATTTAGAAACGGATTTCCTTTAGGTTACGCAAATCAAACATAATATGAGCAATAAATGGGATGAGTTTAAAATAACTCCATCAAAAAAATTCGGATTAGAAGTGCCAACATATACTCCATCAATTTACAGAGAGTATAGGGGTGAAATATTTACAACTTTTCATTCAGGAGAACATCCTGTTATGGCTAAGATTGGTGAAGGAAATGAGGTGCATGGTAGATTCTCAAAATCATACAAAGGTGTATTGAGAGGATTACATTATGATAATAAGACTTGGAAATTAGTTCAAGCAGCAGTTGGTGATATTTACCTAGTTGTGTTAGATATGAGGAAAGAATCTCCTACATTTGGCGATTGGGAATCATTTATGATAACTGAAAAAGATAGAAATCAAGTATTAGTTCCACCAGGTTTTGCAAATGGACACTACGCATTAACCGATTGTATGTTTCATTATAACTTATTTTACAAAGATGGATATGTGGATGCAGATGAGCAAGGTGTAGTTAAATGGAATGATGAAGAATACCAAATGGAATGGCCAACAAATAACCCAATTTTACAAAAAAGAGATAGATAATGATGCAAAATTTAGAACAGTACCCAATAGTTAGAGAAGCTAAATATACTTCAGATGAGTTAATAGCATTTGAAGATAATATAGTAGAACATTGGGAAAAGGGAGGAATACAAGGACCTGTACACCTATGTAATGGAAATGAAGAACAATTATTAGAAATATCAAAAAGGATGAATGATTCCGATTGGGTATTTTCAACTTGGCGTTCTCACTATCATGCGTTAATTAAAGGAGTTTCTCCAATTTGGTTGAAGCAGGAAATATTAGAAGGTCGTTCGATAACCATAGTAAGTGAAAAAGATAAATTCTATGCATCTGCAATAGTTTCATCAATAATTCCAATAGCTGTTGGAGCTGCTATGGGTATAAAGAGTAATGGTGGAACTGAAAAAGTTTGGTGTTTTGTTGGCGATATGGCATTTGAAACAGGACAATTTTATGAAATGCATAAATACGCAACCAATTTAAACTTGCCTATTGTATTTATCGTTGAAGATAATGGAGTATCAACAAACACCCCAACAATTGAAACTTGGGGTGGTGTTAAAAGAGATATCCCAACAAATGTCATTTGGTATAATTATAAAAATAAATGGCCGCATTACGGAACTGGTAAATGGATAACTTTTTAAATTTTGTTTATGATGATTGGGATGAAGTAAATGATTTACCTCGTCCTAATAAATTAAGTGATTATACTCATCAAGATGATAATGAGAATACGTGGGTGCTATCCACCCAACCAATGGGGGTATTTGTACTAACTAAGATTAGAAATTGGAAACTATCAGATGTTCCAAATAATCCGAATGAAATGTTTTATTATCATATATGGAATAGAAATGGTTGGAATAATCGTTTTTTTGCCAACGATATATTACCGGTGAATAAGGAAGTAATTCGAATGATTAAAACCAATAATAATTTACATTTAATTATAATGAATGAATGTGAGTTTGAAACAAAACAATCTTTAGAAAGACTTGATAAGATAGTAAAACTACATAAAATAAATCCTAAAAAAGTTTGGTTTATTCATAATGGTGAAAAATTATTGGAACATAAGCAAGAATTAAACGCAAGTATAAATGTTCATACATGCCGTTCAATGTCTACCTCGGTTCAGGGCATGCATCCTCCCGTAAAATATAGAACATTAAAAACTCCAAATCAGTTTTTTTTGTGTCATAATAGAAGTCCAAGAATTCATCGGTATGGATTATTATGTTTATTAAAAAAATATAATATTTTAGACAATACAAATTGGTCGTTAATAAACGGATGGTCTTTTGATAAAGAAGCTAAATCACAATTTACTTCTATTTTGAACTCCGAAGATATATTAAATTTATCAGATGAAATTGAATATTTTACTTCAATTGATATTAAAAAAAGTAATTATGAAACTCAATACGAAGGATTGGATGATAGAGAAGTCCAAAGAATACCAAATGAACCTAATAGTTATGAAAATTCATATTTAAATATTACAACTGAAACTAATTTTGTAGGAGAAGATATTCATATTACTGAAAAATCATTTAAAGCATTTTTCTATTTTCAATATCCAATGATTTTAGCTTCATATCATCATTTAGAATATTTTAGAAAAGCATATCCTGAATTAGATTTCTTTGATGATATTATAAATCATAGTTATGATAATATAGAAGATAATAGAGATAGATTAATCGCATTTGTTGAAGAAGTTAAACGTATAAACGATAACAAAGAATTTTTTATAGATTTCTATAAAACAAATAAAGAAAGATTTCAAAAAAATCACGACATATTAAAGGGATGGGGTAATAATTATGATTATGAGTTTTTTAAAAAATTAAGTGAAGTAAAGCCAGAAATAGATGATGTAGATTTACACTTAGTTTATGATAATTGGAACGAAACATTGCAAGAGCCATATGATATGAATTGTAAAGAAATTTACACAGATTCATTTCTTATGAATTTGGAATCATTTGTTAGGTCTTTGGGATTTCCAGAAGAAAGAATTAAACGATATCCAATTAATGATGTTGCAAAATTTCCGAATAGAAAGTTTTATTATTTCGTAACACTTACACCAAATCAAATAGGTAATAAAATAAGAGATAGAGTCTTACCATTTCCACAAGAGATTATAGATTGTTGGAGAGAAAATCCAAACTTTAATGTTGTTTTAGCAAATGAACAAGAATTTGAAAGTTTTAATACTTTTAAGTTTGTTCATTTTTGGACTAAATTTAATAATTTAAATCAAAGTCAAATTTGGATGGTAAATAATAATATTAAATTAGAAGATTATAAAGCGAAATTAAATAGTGAAATGAATGTATATGCTACATCAAAAGTTAGAACTCATATAGGGTTAGCTATGATGGAAGCAATGCCAGATTTAAAATATACGACAGAAAAAGAAGGTAAATTCTTCTTATGCCACAATAGACGTATTAGGCCTCATAGATATGCTCTATTAGTTTTGTTAAAACAAAATGGTCTTTTAGATAATACAGATTGGTCATTAGCAAATGGGTGGGATGCTAAACAAAAATATGCAAGTCATCCAATAGGATTATATCAATCATGTCTCTCCGATGAAGATATGGAAAAAATGATAGATGATATGATGTATTTTATTAACATAGACCAAAAGAAAAGTTTTTATGAAGAAGATAAAAATTGGTTTAGAGAGGATAATATAGATTATGTAGATTGGGGAAGAACGTATGAGTATTTGAGTTATAAAAATTCATATGTAAATATTACAACTGAAACCGAATTTGATACTAATGAAATACACGTTACTGAAAAATCATTTAAGCCATTCGTTACATTTCAATTTCCACTAATACTGGCATCTCCAACCCACATTTATGAAATAAAAAAACGTTATGATTTTGATTGGTTTGATGATGTTATAGACCATAGTTATGATAGTATATTAGACCACAAAGAACGATTACGTGCGTTTGTTAAAGAAATTAAACGTATAAATGATAACAAAGAATTTTTTATTGATTTTTATAAAAATAATAAAGAAAGATTTCAAAAAAATCACAATATAGCACGTGCGTTAACATATGATACAAGTGATAGAGATTTCTTAAAAAAATTGACTGGATTATATGAATACGAATTTAAAACAGGAGTACGAAAAGATAAATCAAAATTAATATAGTATGAGTAGGATTTTTATATTAGGCGATTCTTTTGCAGATAATTTATATAGTAAAGAAAAAGAATCAATTGATGCCGGATATCCATTGGGTAGTGGTATTGCTAGATATGTAGATACTTTTATAAAAAATAAAATAACACTACCACTATATTTTGATGATTGGTTAAAAGAATGGGGATATGAAGTTTATAATTATGGTATAGGTGGTTGTTCTAATTATGAAATAATGTATCAATTTTCAAAAATAGATAAAGATTTTCAAAAAGGCGATAGATTAGTAATTGCAATGACATCCTTTCATAGACACAATTGGTTAGATGATGATGGAAGAAATATAACCGTACACAATACAGGAGATGTGGGACTTAATACTCCTAAAATAATAAAAGAATTTTTTCAACAATATTCTATGAATGCAGATTATAGTGTTGAAAATGGTGGATATATAAAAACGCATGTTGCAGAATTTTTTTCATATCTATTTTTCCTTCATAAAAAATATAAACCAATTATATGGTCTGGATTTAATAATATTAGTGATGTATTTCAAAACGAAAAATATTTTATATGGGACCCGTCACACCCAACATATGAAAAAATAATACCGGAGTGGGACAAATTGAGAATAAATAAAGAGACAAATGGATGGATAGATGATAAGCATTATGGTAGATATGGTAATTATTATTTGGCATTAATCATTAAAACAATTATTGAAAACCAAGCTTCAGAGTATAGAATAACAGACTATTATATAATGACGAAAATAAAAGAAGCTATAAAAAATAATCCACCAAATTTTGAAAAAATAGATATATGGGATATAAAAAAAAATTTAATTTAAAATATTATTCCATATATGCGAATCATTTATTCTTGTAGCTTTTAATGGATATTGTAAATCTAAATCCTCTGCGGGATTATGAGTTGTTTCTTTTAGAGAGAATAAATAGTTATTTAATTTTGGTAATCTTAATTTTATTAATAAACTTAAAACCGATTGGTCGTTTCTATGTCCAATAAATTCATCATATTCTTTATGTGAAGATATATCATTATTTATATAATGTTCATTTTTAGATAATTCTACAAATTCATTAATTAAATCATTACCAAACTTATTATTTTTAACCAAAAATAAACCACCACCTAATTGGGTTGTTTCTGTATATTTTGGTAAATCGCATCCTAAATCTATAAGTAAATCTCGCTTTGTATGCATTTTATCGGTTGCACCATCACCAATTCTATCAGATAATTCAGTACCACCACCAAATCCAACAAATCCAGGGCCGGTTTTACATAGTTCTACATATTCCCAAAATCGTTTTTCACCTTTTATATTTATAGAACAACCGGCATCCAAATATACGATTATATCATTCTTTTTAATTTTATTCAAAGAAATTTGGCAAACAACCGATTTCCACCACCACCAACCAGCGCCGGTAGGGGCAAAGGACCTGTTATATGATAGTAAATCATCGGAGGTGTAATTAAAAACATCAGTAAACCAACCAGTATCTCTTGCTTCATTTTCTAATCTACAACGACTTAAAGAAAAATCTTTACTAGAAGTTTTTGCTCCAAAGGTTACCAAATAAATATTTGGATTATTAGACATAATATAATTCTGGGTATTCTACTATACAATGTATTCCACCATGTTGTATAGCGTATTTATAAGCAAGTTCAATATCTAAATTAGATTTAACATCGTGAAATTCTATATTTTTGCATAGTGATTTAAATTCCTCAATATAGTTTCCTTTATGTTGATGGCCAGGATCCAATGGTTTATCAGAACCTTTTCCAATTCTAATAATCATATTTGGATTCCATTCACCTTTACTCATTCCAACTATTTTATCAACGTGATTAACTATTTGGTTTGTGGCACATATAAGAAAATCCCAACGAGGATAGAATGTAATAACAAATTTTCCGGCCATTGCCATACCTAAACTCATACCCATTTGAGATTCTTCCATTACAGGCAATTCAATCATTTTTTCTTTAGGAACTTCCCCAACAGTTGTACTCATTGGATTTCCATGCCAAAGTAATTGTTGTCCTATAAAGATAGTATTATCCATCTTTCCTAACTCCGTCATTGCGGAGGTAAGTGCATCTTTATATAAGCTTTGATTCATAACGTTTATTTTTTGATTCTTCTATTTTTTTAATAATTGCATCCGCCATAACTATATGACACTCTTTTGAGGGGTGGTGGTCTGTTGGTGTGATTTCGAAATGTTCATAGTCTGAATTTATATGTAAATGTCTATTCTCATTCATCATAGTTCGTATAGTATCATATCTATTTCCATTATATTCAAATGTAATCAATCTGTCGTTCATCCATTTATCATCTTTGTAAAATGGCATATAATCGGTTTCCCAATTAAGTATAAAAGTTTTTATTCCTTTACTTTCATAAAATTGTAATTCTTGTTTTATTTTTTGAAAGTAATTTTTAACATGTTCTTTCCACCAATCATCAAATGAACATTTTTTTTGTTCATCTAAATATTTATAAAATTTATCATGCGTTTCCGGTGAAAATGTTCTAAATTCAGATTTATGTACACTACCATATGAATTAATATAATCGTAATAATATGTATTTCTTTGTGGTTGCGATGTTTGTAATACTATATACTCTATTTCATCATATTCGTATGTTTCCGTTATCAAATGATGATACGGGCCTAATAATCCAAATGCACATTTAATATATTCAAATGATGTTACTTCGGCACCACCATTTTGTATCATTGAAACTTCAAAGGTATTAAAGTGATTAGCAACTAACCTTGGAAAATATAATGTTTTTCTAAATTTATTATGTGCATCTGTAACTAATTCCCAATTATATGCATCAGGAGGTGGTTCTTTTAGTGTGGACATATTAGAATAATAATATAATCCCTGTCCCCAAGTAAATGAACAACCAGCGAATAATATGCCTTTAGTTATTTTATCATCTTTTATTTTCATAACTATTTAAATTCACTCTTATGCTCTGAATACCATTCGTAGGCTAATTTTAAGCCATCTTCTAGCGATGTAGTTGCTTTCCAACCCAACTTATCATAAATCTTATTTGAATCGATTTTACGTGTAGGAATCATCGATGGTTTACCCTTTATGAATTCTATTGGAGCATCGTAGTTTGCAATTTTCTTCATCTTATCTAATACATCTAATACTGAATAAACTTCATTACATCCAATATTATATATTTGATAATTTTCAGTTTCATTTTCCATTACGATTTGCAATGCTTCACAAAAATCTTCAATATAAAGTAAATCTCTTAATTCAGTTCCATCTCCCCAAACAGGAATTGGATTCATTTTATCTGCTACTTTTCTAATTGTTGCAGGAGTAACGTGGCACTTATCAAAATCGTATTTATCATGTGGCCCAAATAAATTAGCCGGTCTAATAACCGTACATTTCATTTTTTCAGGTAAATATTTTGCATATAATTCACATTGAACTTCTGCATATCTTTTCATCCAACCAACGGGAAAATAAACCGGATATGGTTCATCAAATAAGAAATCGGTTTCTACAACCGGAGTATCGCCTTTAGGTGGATATACCGTATTAGATGATAGAAAAATATAATGTTTAACTTTATTTCTCCAACTGGCATCAATTAAAAAATTATTCATTGCTACATTTGGAGTAACATGTGCTAATGGGTCAACTACGGTATCTACTGCGTTTGAAGTACTTGCTGCGGCGTGATATACTATATCAATTTCCTTAGTTGCATTTAAGCATCCATCATATGTTTTCAAATCAAAATGAACGTACTCTACTCCTTCGATGGGAGTTCGTACTCCTCGTTTGTGTAAATTAACTCTAATGTTTGAATAACCTTCTCTATATAATCGGTTTGTTAAGTTTTGTCCTACTAGTCCAGAACCGCCTGTTATTAGTATTTTTGAATCTTTGTTTATCATATAAATTTTATTTTTGTTTATTAAAGAACGATATAAATGCATATCTTTTAAATCCATTTTTAACTTCTGATACTGAATGTTTTACATTATTTTTTGTAAAATCTAACAAACTAAATGTACCAAAGGTTGGTTTGATGGTATATATTTTACCCGAATTTCCGGTTGCAACTAATTCACCACCACCGTCATTGTAATCTTCATCGTATGATAGATATACAATCAAAGCACATACTCTATCAATATTTTCACCATCATTATGTTCTGCTATAAAATGCCCATCTTCATATAATGTAAATTGTGGGGGATTTGTATAGTCTATGTTAATATTAGGATAAAACTTATCTAATATTTTTTTTGATATTTCCATAAAGTATTTACAATCCATATCAAATCCACTAAATTCAAACCATTTTTGTGTAATCTCTCTTTTGTTTTCTTTTACAAATTCATCTCGCTTTGCTACTTCTGATAATTTAATAGAATGTACATATTCACCATTTTTATCTGTACTATTTTTCAAATCCTCTCTCAATTGATAATTGTATCTACAATATAATGCAGTATCTCTTTGTTCTATTGAAAATTTTTTTACTCTATCTATTAGAGTTTTTGTATATTCAATTTCTTCAGAATTTAAAAAATCAAATAAATTTCCGCAATATACTCCCTCATCAATTAATGATGATTTCGGTAAATTATCTAATGGATTTAGTGTAATATTCATATACCTTATATATTGATTCTTTTAGTTTTGTTTGTGTAACTAATCCATATTTTTCTTGTTTAGATACATCCATCAATCTTCGTAAATCTCCGTTTGGTTTAGTTGTATCCCATATTATAGATATATCCTTTTTACTAACTTCTATTATCATTTCAATCATTTCTTTAATAGAAACTTCTTCGCCTGAACCAAAGTTTATAGTAGTATGTAATCGGTTTTCATACAATTTAATAATTGCGTTAGCAACATCTCCGGCGTACACGAAATCTCTAACCGGCGTTCCATCTCCCCATGCTTCGATAGAATCAGTTGCTTCATATACCTTTTTAATAGTAGATGCTATAACAGTTCCTTTACCATTAAAATCATCATATTCTCCAAATATATTTGCCGGTCTGATTATTGCCCATTTTTCATATCCATATTGTACCTTACATGCTTCTAATAAGATTTCACCCATTCGTTTACTCCAAGCGGGAAACCAATCTGCTTGACCTGGTAATGTTTTCCACACATCATCTTCTACAAATTTTTCAGCCGGCGCATATACTCCTACTGAACTTACAAATATTAACCACGTATCGGTGTTTGCACATTGGTTAATTATTTCGGTGTTAATTTTGAATGATGGATATAGAAAATCTACAGGTTCATTTTTAGCTCTCATAGGAGAACCTTTTACACCAAATGTATTAAATACTACATCGGGAGATTCAAAAAAGAAAAGGTTTTTAACATTTTCTCCTAATGTCAAATCCAATTCATAAAATGTGAATTTATCAGATTTTGGTAATTTATCAGAATATCTAATATCAGCACCTACCACTTCATATCCATTTTCTAAACATTTTTTTACTAAATGAATTCCTACTAACCCACTACATCCTGTTATTAAAACTTTTTTCATATTATTAATTATAATTTTTTACATCTGAAATATATTCTCCCGTTTCCCAATTACTTAATTTACCACTACCACCTCTAATACTTCGTATAGTATTATCAATAGTCAATGCTTCATACCACTCTTTGAGTTCAGGAAATGTTTCTACAAAATTTTTATTTCTACGAACATCGTATTGAGTGTAAAAACTTTTAAAATCGTGAAATTGTAAATCCATATCCAATTCAGTCGTATTGTGTCCTCTTTGTACTACTTCAATATAATCGATTAATCTTTCAATTTGTGCTTTTTCTCCAGATGTAAATAAATTACTATCTTTATTATCTTCATACCAATTTTTTAATTTAGCATGTAACATTATTTTAATATCATCTGGCAATACTAATGGAGACATGAAGGATGGCCATCTTAAAATATTTAAATCAACATTTGGTCTGTGATGACCATACTTTACTTTTAAAATTTTCATATCTTCTAAAAACTCTACTATACTGAACAATGATAAACTATTAATAGTCATCATTATCGTCAATGCTCTAAATGTTTTTGGATTAGCTTTTTCAATAAATTTAATAACATTATTTCTCCACACATCATATACTAATCCATCTCTAATATATTCTGCATGTGCTCCATAAGATTCACAACTGGTGTATAAATCAAATTCTTTGATATCTAATTCATAAGTTGCATCTATCAATCGTTGAATAGATTTATCGTTTACTCCTAAGTTGGAGTTAACTGCCATCCTTAAATTTTTAGAAGGATATTGTTTCATAGTTTCAATGAAATCCCAAAAATTATGACTTTGCGATGGTTCTCCACCCGTAACTCTTACTTCTTGCAATGTTTGCGATAATTCAGGCCACCATTCTAAAAATGCCGTTACATACGGATTATTTTCATTGTGTTTGCCAAATTCTTCAGACCAACTACCATCGCTTTGATAAGCTCCTGCTGATGATGTTTTGAATTTTTGATATGGACCATTCTTTTTAATATCTTGTCCCCAAGTCGTTGAATATCCGGCATTACAATATGAACAAGCAAAATTACAAGTTCTATCAAAACTAATTTCAACTGTTTTTAATGGAATATCGGCATCCCACGGAATATCTTTTAAAGCTGCAATATCAGCTTCACTATAAATACTACTTTTATAAACTCTATCCGATACATTGTTTCTACCAATATCTTCAATTCTCCAACAATATGAACACTCTGCTGGTTTGATACCACTAAGCATCATTCTACGCATTTCCTTTTTATGCTTCGTATTGTGCAAAGCTGAAGGATTTGTTTTAATTTCTTCCAAATCAATTGGATGTGGTAATGGTAAGTGACATGAGTTAGTATATCCGTGTCCTAAATGTAAACTTGCGTTATACCATTTAGCTGCACAAAAACTACAACTTATTTTGTTTAGATTATCATCTCTCCATTTTTTTAATTCATCTGACATATTATACTATTTTAGCGGGTCTTGCAATTTTATTAAATTCTATGTGTTTTTCATATTTAAATTCTTCGGTCTCATAAAGTTCACCATGATTACCATTTCCGGATTTATCAAATGTTTTAAATTTTGAATTTCTTTCAAAATCAAACCAAAGATATAGGTCATCATCCGTTTCAATTGAATTATGATAAATTTTTACTTCGAGTATTTCACCATTAAACCAAAACTTATTTTCTTCAAATGAATACGGATTAGCTACTCCAATAAAAATTGTTTGATTTGAATAATCATACAATTTTCCACATTCTTTTTCTTTATAAAAAATATCATTAATATACATTGTAAATGTACGTTTGGTTTTTATAATTTTTACTTTAACAACTTCTCCAATATAAGATTGTGATTCTTTTCTTAATTTTTCAAAATTAATTGCCCACTCTCTAATTTCTGTATCTTTGATAGTTTGTAAATCCAAATTATTATAAAAAAACGCCCATCGGTTAACTAATCCCATTACTATGGTTTCATCTATATCTTTAGGTGCTATTTTTTTTATATAATTAATCCACCATACTGTGTATTCTGCATTATCGGTATCTTTTAGACCAAAGTAAATATCATCGTAGTGTATTTCTTCTCCAACGTGTTTAAACCAACACCATTTTACCGATGAGGCAACTGAATCTTCTTCGTTTAATGTGGATGTTTTTTGTGTAAAAATTCCCATATTATATCCTGTCCTTCCCATTAAGCATTGTTCAGGAGTAAAATCAGCTGCTGATTTTTCAGTCTTATAAGTTACTTCATAAATAAAATCATTATTTAATAGGTTATAACTTTTTGTATTTGTATGGTTTCGCGTTTCCGCTTTTACCATATAGGCTTTTTTATTTGTAAATATCATGCGGTTCTACATTTTT